ATGGCGGCGAAATATTTGTCAGCAAATCAGTCATGGGTGTTTCAGTAGAATATTACATGGGTCAAGATGACTACACAGACTATTTAGAACTAGGATATTCAGTAATGGGTGTTGACGTTTCATTTGGTATGTGGGACGAAGTTGGTGACAACTTGCGTATCTCTAAGTCTTTTGATCTTCCAATGGGTCTTGAAGGTGGTATTGCTTATGTAGACTTTACTGCTGACAGTGATTCAGGAATGATGGACGAAGATACAATAGTATTTTCTTTATCCAAATCATTCTAATAAGATTAGAAAATATAAAATACCTCCTTTTTTGGGGGTATTTTTATGAATAAACACTTGACAAAGTTTAAAGATTTGCTATAATATATACTGTAATTAGGTAAAGGAGTAGAAAAAATGCAAAAATTTCCAATTGATGAAGTACTAGCAGTCAGTTGTGCCGCTCACAGAATAAATGAGGGCTTCATTAAAAAGGACCAAGTAAGGTTCGATAAAAAGTTTGAAAAAACGACATGTAATAGTGACTTACTATACAATTATTTTTTTACAGATAAAAAATTTAAAGTCATAGAAGAAGATAAAACTACTGCAACTGAAGTTAAAGAGTATCTTGCAGGGTTAAGTTTTAAAGCATTAGAAAGAACTTTAACAGAATTTGAGAGCAATGTTCTTAAGTTAGTAAGTTCTCCTGAAATTGCCAAGGATAAATTAGGCATAGCCGCTAGTTTACCTAAAGTATATCTAAATAAAGTAGATCAGGATACTTGGACTGATAGAGAAATGGAATTATCCAGAACTAGTGAAAAAATTGGTAAACTACACACTAGGGAAAAAATTGATGCTACTGTAGAGTTTACTAGGTATATACCAAGAACTATGAGTTATATTGTTACCTGTAGTGTAAAAAATCAGCATATTTTAAAGTTCTTTACAGACAAAAAAATTGCACCAGGCAAAGAAATTACAGTTGAAGGTTTTGTAAAAGGACAATCTAAAGGTAAATATCATGCTGGATTTGAAACTGTAATAAATCGAATTAAATTTGTTGAAGAAGGAAAATAATTTACTATAGAGCGATTTCCCGGGTGCCCGGTGGTTTAGAGACTCTTAAAACTAAAAACCATAATTTGCGTGTCGGATGCTGGCGACAATGTTAAAACAGCGAGTATAGAAAGGACCTCCTAATATTTTAATATTTAGGAGGTTTTCCCTTGATAACCTCTCAGTAGCTCAGCAGGATAGAGCAACGGCCTTCTAAGCCGTGGGTCGCAGGTTCGAATCCTGCCTGAGAGGCCAAACTTCTGATAAATAGTATGTGGTAGACACACATAGAAGGAGTAAACTATGGCAGAGGTAGAAGGAAAAGGCAACGTACAAGTTGACTTGGAAAAATATACAGAACTTGTCTTGAAAGTTGATGAGGCACAAGACAAGATTAACGAGATGAATAATCTCAGAAAAGAATTAGCGATAGCAACTGCGGCCGCTAAACCAGTAGAAAGGTTTTCTTTTGGTGCATTATTTAGAGATGAAAATGACATCAATGAGAAGGCAATAATTGGTTTTATGAGTTTTGGATTAATGGTTGTATTTGGTGCATGTGATTTAATTACAGCATTTTGGGATATGGATTTAAAAATATCTGATACAATATACACATCATTTGTTGTAGTAACTTTAGGTTCATTTGGTATTAGTGAGGCAGGAAAAGCCTTTAGCAAACAGTAAGAATTATGAAAGAATTAAAAGAATGGCATAAAGATTATACGTTAGACTTTATTGAAAAGTATAACTTATCTACATATACCGTTGCTTGGATCAGTTGGATTAAGGGAATGGTTACAATGGCTATTCTGCTTTGGATATTTTAATGTTTATTAAACACTTTGCAAGAATGTTGACACGAGAAGAACTCAGCGATGAGGACGTTATTGTATATTTTGATATTGTGCAAAGTGTTGTTCCAACTAAATTACTAATTGCTTACGATGAAGAAAAAGCAAAAGTAGGTATCGAAGTTATGGCATACACCAGCGAAGATGACGATGGTGATATGTTTATATACGAAATTATTTTGCAGGATGAAATAGATGCAGATGAGGGTGATGAAATATCAGAAGAACTTTTTGAAGAGTTTCCAGATATTAAATTTACATTTGAGGCATCAGTAGAAGTTTAGTGCTAGTAGAAGTTCATTTTAATGGCAACGAATTCGTTGCTTACGACAAGCAAACCAATCAACAAATAACAGATAGTGCAATACTAAATGTTATATCCTTTGAACAATTTCCAGGAATTAAAGGTGTATTTGAAATAAATGTTGACACCGCCGGAAGATCTGTTATAATAGAACCATTACAAATAAATATTGGTATACAGGATATAAACACAAATGGCATTTAATAAAACATTCAATCAAGAAGAAATCGCAAGACTTAAAAAACTTATCAACGAAGGTGATACTGTTCTCCATGAAGTAGACGCTCTTAACGTAGGACTTCGAGAAACTGTTAAAGCAATAGCAGAGGAAATGGACCTCAAGCCTGGAGTTTTAATGAAGGCAGTAAAAGTTGCTCATAAGGCTAAGTTCCAAGATGAGTTCGACAAATTTGACGAACTAGAAACAATTTTGGAATCAGTCGGAAAAACACTTTAATTAATTGACTTTTAACCACTATTACTGTATAATTACAGTATGAGGATAGCACATCTATGAGTTACGTTGACGCATTTTATGATCAAGGCAAGGACATTGTTACTGTCGTTGAGCGTATTGATGGCAAACGTATTATAAAAGAAATAAGTCCCACACATAATTTTTATTATTCAGATCCTAATGGTAAACACAGAAGCATTTACGGAGACCCTGTAACTGAGCTAAGGTGTGCTAACATAAAGGACTTTAAAAAGAACTTAGGTATACATAGCAGTAATAAAACATTCGAGAGCGACATAAGGCCTCTTAATAAAGTATTAGCAGAACATTATAACGGTGCTGATGCTCCTGATTTAAATGTAGCATTTTTTGATATTGAAGTAGACTTTGATCCACAACGTGGTTATAGTAGTCCCTCTGATCCATTTACTCCCATAACAGCAATAGGTGTTTACTTGCAGTGGATGGATGCAATGATATGTTTAGCAGTTCCTCCTAAAACTTTAAGTTGGGAACAGGCACAGGAAGTTGTAAAAGAGTTGCCTGAAGTTATGTTGTTTAAAACAGAAAAAGAAATGTTAGATACATTTTTAGACATTATAGAAGATGCAGATGTACTAAGTGGCTGGAACAGTGAAGGATATGATATTCCTTATACTATAAACAGGATTACTAAAACATTAGGTAAAGCAGAAACAAGACGTATGTGTCTAATGAAAAAACTGCCTAAAAGAAGAGAGTATGAAAAGTTTGGTAGTGAAGTTGCTACTTATGACTTAGTAGGCAGAATACATTTAGACTACTTAGAGCTTTATAGAAAATACAACTATGAAGAAAGACACAGTTACAGATTAGACTATATTGGTGAGATGGAAGTAGGGGAAAAGAAAGTTCCATATGAAGGTAGTTTGGATAGACTTTACAATCATGACTTCCTAAAGTTTTGTGAATACAATATACAAGACGTTATGTTGTTAGACAAACTAGATAAAAAATTACAATTTGTTGACTTAGCAAACATTATTGCACATGAAAATACAGTATTGATCCCAACTACTATGGGTGCAGTAGCAACAACTGAACAAGCAATTATAAATGAAGCACACAGACGTGATATGGTAGTGCCTGATAAGCCTAAAGCATCTGAACGTGATAGTGCCGCAGGTGCCTTTGTGGCAACGCCTAAGAAAGGATATCATGACTGGGTAGGCAGTATGGACTTAAACAGTCTATATCCTAGTGTGTTTAGGGCTCTTAATATGGCACCCGAGACTATTGTGGGACAATTAGATCCTAGTTATACATTAGAAGAAATTACTAATGCACAGAAGTTAGAAAAGAAAAGTTTTGCTGATGCCTGGCATGGCAAGTTTGGTACTAACGAATTTGAATTTGTTAGAAGTAAAGACGTTGATCATATAATGAAGTTAGAAATGGAAGATGGTGGTGTGCATGAAGTGACAGGTGCTGATGTTTATAACTTAGTTTACAATAGTGGCCAACCCTGGAATATAAGTGCTAACGGAACAATATTTACAACAGACGTACAAGGCATTGTGCCTGGTTTATTAGAGCTTTGGTATACAGATAGACAACGTATGCAGAAGAAGAAAAAACAATCAGAAGGCGCAGAGCAGACTTATTGGGATAAAAGGCAGTTGGTTAAAAAGATTCAGTTAAACAGTTTATATGGTGCTATACTTAATCCTCATTGTAGATTTTATGACAAACGTATAGGGCAAAGTACTACACTTACAGGCAGAGCTATTACAAAACATATGGCGGCTGAAACAAACAGAATGTTTACTGGCGAATATGATTATGAAGGCGAGACAATAATTTATGGTGATACTGACTCTGTATACTTTAGTGCTGTCCCTGCCTTGCCAGAAGGTGAAGAACTGAATATGGATAGT